ACATATTGGGTAGTACCTTCCACCCTTACCCCTAGTTGAGTACCATTCCAGGTATACTCTAATCCTTTACCAGTGTCTCCCTTTTCACCTTTGAAAAATCCACTAGCTACTTTAGATAATAAATCATTATATAATGCAATTCTCAAAGTTTCATTGGACTCTCTAGTAGCCTCATTACTTTCCCTTATAGCTTCATTTTGTTCTAGTTCACTCTGCAGATTTTCTAATTCATCTATATCAATGTCAATATTTTCTAGTCTGTCAATTAGCTCAAAAGCATCATCAATTATTCCTCTTTCATCCTCGGAAATAATAGAGCCATCTTGTAGAGATTTTTCAACTCTCATTGTAAATGTTTGAGTAGATATCTGTTCTCCGCTTGGCCCTCTTAGGGTTAACTCACACTTTAATTCCCCAGCTACTGCAAAAACTTGGTTTGGAAAATCTAATCTAAATATGTCTTCATCTTTTACAGCTTCCACAAACACTCTAGTTCCATCTGGCTTTAAACAATAGAAATATAGAGATTGATTTGTAACCGGTATTTTTTTATTATTTACAATCAATGTTACATAAAATCCTCTAGATTTTGTATCGCCTTGCTTTGCTTTGTATAGACCTTGTAAGCGACTGTCTACATTGAAATATATGTGATTGTAAAAGTCTTTAAAATTCATTTAATCACTCCTTTTTTTTAGCATTTCATAGCATTAACCTCTTTTGCCATATAACATCAACTCATGAGTAGTTATAACGTCTCTTGTGTGCGAACTGTTCCTCCAGCACTGCTAACCTTAAATGGTACATAAAACTCAGGTGTGTATTCACTATATAATGGGAATACTTGTAAATAGATAGTTACCTGGTTCGCATATGTCGGTTGGTCATATAGAATATCTATATGAGTGTAAGTGGGTGATTCACTTTGAACTACTCGAATTTCCTTTATAATTTGTGCATTCACGTTTCTATGAAGTACTGATACTACCGCTTTTCTATAGGAACTTGATACTATAACCTCGTAGTTCTCGGGCATTGGGGAATTATACTGCCTCAGTATCTTTAAGTTCGCTATAAAGTAAGTTGTAGGCATTGTAAGTACCCTGTACCAAGAATTAGAACCATTCCACTGTGAACTACTTCTCATTATAATAGGTTGAAGGTGTCCATTCAGATATAGAGGTACCCCAACTTCAACTCTATCCTTCATAAACGTCATTAAAGCTATACCTTCGGTTAAAGTTATTAGTATATTATTCCAGTCAGTAAACTTATCTTTAATTCCTAATTCAATTGTATAGCTTTGGTCGTTTGGATAATCACTCATGTATTGATTTACATTAAAATTCTGATAGATACCGCTAGTATAGCTATCTTCTGTAATTAAATCTATATAGTTTCCATATTCTCCGCTAGGATTTTGTTTAATCCTATACCTTAAATAGATTTCGTTGACATCTACATCAGCAGGCTTTACGATAGTCCTTCTTGCTTCAACGTTAATATAAGATGGTTTCTCATAATTGTTTAACCTATTTGCACTAGCTTGTAAGAATTGAGGTTCCACATAATCTAGCATCTGCACAGTAAAGCTCTTACTAGCTGTATATCCTCTACTATCGGTTACAGTCAATACTGCTGTCTGATTAGCTGATTGATTGACCTTTCCTACATTAATGTTTACATTATTTACGCTAGTTCCACTTATGGATACTCTAGTATCTTTTCCGCCAATAGATACTGTTAAATACTTCAAAGTAGCACCTTTTTGGCTAGTTGCCTGCCCAGATATTACTCTTAAGTCCGATTTATTCCTTAGTATTTTTTGGTCATCACCTAATATGGCTTGTATGGTCGAATTTATATCCTTGTAGGTTACACTAGTTATAGAGGGATTTGCATTAACTATAGTCAGAGTCCCTTGACTGCTGTAGCTTGTACCTTGAACCGTTCCACTGCTACCCCAACGATTTACTATCCTTAATCTCGTTGCAGCTGTCTTAGATGATGTTCTACCATTATAGATTTGATTTAACTGTGCTGATGTTAAATTAAATGTAACACTGGATGTCTGATTTGTTAAGGTTGCCACATCTGCCCAGCTTTGATTATCATGCCAAAATTGTAAGGTTACATCATGATATAAATTGCTAGTCTCTCTACTTAAAGCTACAGTAAAACTACTCCCTGTGTTAAAATTAGGTGCTCCAGCAGTGGTAAGTCTATAGGTTTTTATACTTCTAGCCCCACTGGCTCCTGACCATGAACTATGCACTGCATCTAAAACCCTTATGGATATACTATAGCTTGTATTAGGACTTAACCCTGTTATTGTAAAGCTACCACTAGTTCTAGCACTAAAATTACTACCTGTAGACTGCCAAGAGCCAGACCCTATTCTGTATTGAACATTTATACATGTTTGGGTAGATGTCCAATTCATTACCGCTTGGATACATGTCGTGCTACTTAAGGTTGGTGTATTACCTTTTGCAGCAGCAACTGTAGATATTGATTTGGCACTTGATTCAGTCCATAAGTTACTATCTGCTGCTCTTACTCTAATAGTCACTGAGTAAGTTGTACCTGCACTTCTACCACTTACTGTAAAATTACCACTTTTAGCTGTTGAAGTAGAGCCCGCAATCCAGGAGCCACTTCCGATTTTATATTCTACTCTGTTTACATTTTTATCTGTTGCCCAATTTACCCTAAAACTATTCCTTGTGGCACTGTCTAGGGAAAAACTGGTTATTTTGGCGTATCTTGGTATTGTAGTTAATGTCATCGAACCACTGCCGCTAGCATTTCCAGTAGGTTTTCCAGACCAAGTTATTGATACTTCCATTGAGAAACTAAAGGATAGAGTTTTTCTCCCATCACTTCCATGCTGTATTGTCCTAGTACCACTCGCTATAGTTTTATCGCCAATTCCACCAATTAAAGTTGACCCACTCGCTACTGTAACCCCATCAATCACCACTGAATAAGCTTTATTGACTGACGACTTTATCTGCGAAGGACGTTTAAGAACTAAAGACCAAGATACAGTAGACGTATTATTAGGAATACTTTGTGAAGTTTGAGTAACTGTCATCGTTATTGTGGGGTTGCTTGAATTTATCCCCGGATTCCATGTTACACTTGCCATTTATCAATCACCTTCCTGTCCATACAATATCAAGGCTATCACTTGTCTGCACAAATTTCACTGGTGGAATAAATAGCCCTTTTTCCTTTATCATTAATCCCATGACTTCTGTAGTATCACCATTTAAAGTAAATATTTTTCTATTATTGTAATATCCTGCAAACTCCTCTGGCGACATTATAGTGCTACCTAGTCCATCTGCTGAATAAACCCTAATCCCATGCCCATCCATCCTGACATTAAGGGTATAAGTTTCACCCGCAGCCTGGCTCCAATAATCATAATTTCTCCCTTGTGTCAGCATTAAATCAGTCAATTCAATAGGATTAACTGTGCTTGCATTTTCCACCTTAATGTGCAAAGCTACTGTCCTTAAATCTCCAACATTAAAATTATGAATAAACTCCCCATCAAACTCGTCTATTTCATCTACAATGGTTTCAATGATTTCTTCTGATTCTATGTCATATAATTCTATTTTTAAACTTCCTGCTGGAGTAGACTTAATATATTTACCTGATAAAGTATAATCCTTATTTGATGATAGGTCTATTATTTGATATATTTCTCCATTAGATATTCTCCAACCATGTTTTGATATTCCCCCTAATATCCATGTACTGTTATGAGTTGGTTCAACTTCACCATTTACCAATTCCCAATAATTCAAACCACCATAACCTACACTGTTTTTTATTAGGTTATTTCCACCTCCGATTTGAATGGAGGATTTTATGTTGTCAAATTCTTGGCTTATTTGTGTAAAGTTCTCATCTAAGGTATCTTCTAAACTCCTACCATCACTTAGGTTTATTTTGAGGTTATTTCCATCGAATAATATTTTATAATCCTCTACGGAGTTACCAATTAAAAATGTTCCATTTGTTAAGTCAAATTTAACTTGTCCGCCTTGTAGTATACCTCCTATAAATCTATCTGCTAAAAATCCATTTCCGTCCCCAAAAGTAGACCATTCAAATTCACCGTTTGGTAATTTATTACCAGCAATTCTAAAAGAGCCACCTAACAATTGTATAGCCATTGTTGCTTCTTCCTTAGTAGGTGCATTATAAGTTATTAATCCCTCTCCTTCATCTGAGAGATATACATATCCACCTAATGAATTCATTTTAGTGTTTAATTCACTCATCAAATTACTCAAGTATTGTGCATCTATAGTGCCATCATTTCCTATAACGTTGGACCTATCCCAAATACTTTGTTTATCCCTAAGATTACTAAAAAGTTGCTCCCTCTCTAGTTCAACATCTAAAATGGAAGGAATGAAGTTCCCTAGAATGATGTTATCAAGATTTTGATTGTCAATAGATAGTATATTACGTTCAATTGCTACAACCCTTGAATAGAGCCTTAATTCTGGTTCAAAGTCCCTATCAATGACCCTAACACTATCCCCCAGTTCAACTCCTTCATGTTCAAAACCAAAAGCCTTCAAATCAATAACTTTTGCTTCATATGTTATAAGTGGTTGGGAAAGCTCTTGTAGCTTTTCTTCAGTGAGTTGTTTTAAAACTTCTTTGTCCTCTATATCATCAAACTCTACTTTTCCAAATACATGAGATTTGCTGCCATCAGGATTATTCCTACCCCAAATTAATCTTGCATCATTGTTTTCAACATATGCTTTCCCATCATTAATTTCAGAAAAGTCAATCCTTCTACCAAAGCCACCTGTCTCTTCTATTTCTTCGCCTTTACCATACCCATATAGAGCTGTGATAACGTCTCCCCTATGAACAGTCTTTTTAATAGACTCAATATCTTTTTTATAAGTGAACCTCTTTCCTAAGTCATTACCTCTTCTAGCAAATAAGTCAACATACCTACCAGTTATTTTATTTCCACTAACTGTAACCCTTGCTCTTATTTCTCCTCCCCAAGTCTTAGCAACCTTCTGAATGCCTTCCATTGCACTTATTCGGTAAAGACTAGTATTATTACTTCCTAAGTCGTCAACTATGCCTGTCTCCCATCGAGTGGGCCCTAGTGCTACTGCTAAAGCCATACTTGCTTCGCCCGAAGGCCTTTTATCATCGATATAGTCTCCAAGGGTTTCGTAAAGGGATGACTCACAGTAAATGTGTTTTATTATCTTATTGTCAGTTTTTTCTTCTTCAATCCCTTTTACTATAAATTCATGCCATATTCCATAAATATCTTTATAAACTATTCTGTAATTTTTCTCTATCTCATTACCTACTAAAGTTAAGTTTAGGGTGTTCTCCCCATTGAGTTCTTCATAGTGCTTAGCTTCTATAATGTTCTTTAGTTTTCCTATATACTCCTCTTCTCTATTAAATAGTAGCATATTATAACCACCTCTCAATGAACTCAATATTTCCACTGCCACTATTTAATGTTATGCTAAATTCTCCTTTTGGGATGTCAAAGAAATCACTCTCTAAAAAACAATCCTCCATGATTGAATAGCCATTTTTATAAGCTACTTCCTCAATTAAATCTATTGTAACAATATCACCAACAATAAAGTCATGCCCTAAATAAATTGACTCTCCAGTTTCTTTAAGACCAACCTCTAAATAGTCAATTGGTTCTGAAATTTCTACAGTAATTATACCTCTTGTTTCCCAAGTACCATTATTTAGCAATATAGTTGAATTATTAAACGCAGTATTAATTACATCCCCATAAGCTAAAGGGTCAGGAATTATAAATTTTAGCTTTGTAACACCATAGTATAAGAACTTATCTAAGTCAGTATCGCCATCTAATTTTGCTAAATAATATTTATCACTATTTGGTAAGAATAACTTGCTTAATTCTTTAGTGTAAAGCAGAGACCCGAGTTCCCTTATTTTATCTTCAAAATTAGCTTTTCCCTTGAACTCTATTTTTACTTCAATTACTTTAGGTTTTAATACACTATTCTTTAGCATTGCCCCATGCTTGCCAGCTATACTATACAAGGAATTTTCGATAGGGGGTAATAAGCTTTTCTTTATATCTAATATTTTGAAATGTTCTGAGAAGTCTATGTTATTAAATATCATGCTACTACCACCTTTCCTTTTCCTCTTAATTTACTTTGCTTTAGCTTATCCAACTCTATTGCTATTTTCTTAATGTCTGCTTCTTCTCTAACTACAAATGTATTACCAGTAATAACTATTTCATTAATGTCATTACTGTCATTGCTACCATCACTTGTTTCAATTACTTTTTGAATAATAGTACTACTTGCTGTAACTTTTTGCCCTATGTCATTTGCCTCTATATCAACTGAGGCTTTCATCTTCTTAGTTAGTGCAGTCATTTCCTTCTCAATATCTTTTTCTAATTTAGGCATTCCATCTTCTAGTCCTACCCCAATTCCAAGAGTTAAGTTCTTACCTATTTGGTCACGCATTATTTTTGAAGGGGACTTAATACCAAAGATACCTTTTATGCCTTTCAAAATTGAACTACCAAATCCTTTTATCTTATCTAAAATCCAACTAGTAACATTTGAGATACCGTTCCAAATACCTTTAACTAAATTCTTACCTATTTCGGCTATACTTGAACCACTCAGAATGTTCTTGAAGGCTTTAATAACATTATTACCCAGGTTTCTAGCAGTAGTACCGATATTTCCTATCATACTAGATATTCCTTGGCCTATTTTAGTAATAGCAGTTTTACCTATTTGTGCAAAGTTGTATAATGAAAACACATTTACTATTGCCATAATAATCTGCGGAATATTCTTTATTAGAGTTGGGATTGCTTGAATTAATCCTTTAATAATTTCCCATATTAGCTTCATTCCCATAAGTAATATCATAGGGAGTTGTTCTATTATAGCATCGGCAAATGCATTTATAATCCTTGGTACTTCCTCTATTAATCTTGGAAGATTTTTAATTAGCCCTTCTACAATAGCAAATATTATTTGTATTCCTGCATCTATTAACAATGGCAAATTGTCAATTAATGTGTCAGCTATCAATATAGCTAATTCTATTATTTGGGTCATCAACTCAGGCAATGCTTCAACTATACCCTCAATGATTGATAGTAAAATGTCTACTCCTGCTTGTAATATCAATGGTAAGTTATCCATAATGCTATCCACAATTGTGCTTATAGCTTCCATTGCAGTTACTACTAAATCAGGTATCTTCCCTGCTATTCCTTGGATAAAAGTTGCTAATAATTCAATCCCTAAAACCATTACTTCAGGTATAAGTTCTAATAACATATTAGAGAAGTTTGCCATTACATCAATTGCTGCTAAGCCAATAGCTTCTTGATTGTCTCTAATACCCTGAATGAATGACATAATCATATTACTTGCTAACTCTAAGAATATTGGAGAATACTCTGCTACTTTAGCTACCACATCAGCTAAAACAGTGCCTATTTCCTCAACAAGACCTTCGAATCCACCTTGCTCAAAAGCATCAGCTAGTTGTTGTACCATTTCTATAGCTGCACCAATCCCACCTCTGAACGATTCCTTAAGTCCGTCACCTACAGAAATGGCTAAATCGTTTACATTATTTTTAAGAATTTCTATCATCGATTCTGTAGTTTCATATCTTTGTGCTGCTTCTTCTGCTAATGCTATGTTTTCTTCCCAAGCCTCAGCACTCATATCTAGTGCATTAGTTAGAACATCACTGGCACCTGATAATCTTAGTAGGGTATCGACTTCTTGGATAGAGTTTATGCCTAAATCCTTAAGCATGGTAGTTACATCTCCACCACTTGCATTAACCTCATCTAACCCTTTTATAAAAGCTGTTATTGCATCTGTAGGCTTTTCTCTCCAAGCCTTACTAAACTCATCAACACTCATGTTTGATATTTCTGCAAATTTACTTAGGTTTTTGCCACCTGAAAGAACTTCAGTATTGATTTTTTGCATAGCTCGGGACATCGAAGAACCCCCAGCTTCTGCATTAATTCCGACTGAACTCATTGCACCTGCTAAAGCTAACATTTCATGTTCAGTTAATCCGACTTGCGAAGATGTACCAGCAAGCCTTAAAGACATTTCGACTATTTCACCTTCTGTAGTAGCTAGATTATTACCTAATTTAACAATAGAAGAACCTAATCTATCGAAGTCTATTTGACTCATGCCTGTAATATTAGCAAGTCTGGCCAATGATGTTGCAGCTTGCTCGGAACTCATATTTGTAGCATCACCAAGCATAACCATGGTTTCAGTAAAATCTAAAATATTTTCTGTTTTTATTCCTAACTGTCCCGCTGCTTCTCCTACCTCTGCGATCGCACTAGCTGATTGAGGTAATCTTTTAGCCATATCCCTAATACCTTTTTCCAACATCGCGAGCTCTTCTTCTGTTGCATCAACCGTTTTACGAACTCCAGCAAATGCAGATTCAAAATCAATACTGGCTTTAAGAGCATATCCTCCCATTGCTCCTACTGCTGTAACTGTCCCCATGATAGCTGTTGTCACTGCTTTCAAAGCTGTCTTACCTACGTTCTTTAGCTCTACTAATCCCTTTTCAAAACCTTTTCTATCAATCGAGGTATCAAATATCAAACTTCCATCAGTTCCTGCCATATTTTCACCTGCCTTTTAAGACACGGCTCAATGGCTCTAATGTATCTTTATTTCTATTTCCCTCTTACATTGTTTACATTTAATATATAGCCCTTTACTTACTGCCTTTTTAATATCATATATTAGTATTTTCTTTCCACAATTAGGACATAGATACCACTTTTTTGAGTCTTTTACTTTTATCATATGACCACCTACATTAGTTTTGATAATGCTTCATTAAAATCTTGCTCTTTTTCTTCCTCAGTTCTATTATCCGGTAACCTATAAATTTGTTTCATTTTTCTATAATACTTTTTCTCTGAGTCACTCATATCATTTGTTATTTCTATACTTCTAAAATTCATTACTTTTGACAGTTTAGTATCCTCACTAAGTCCTTTGAATAAAGCTTTGAATTTCCACCAATGTAAATCCTCATCCTGCAAGTCTATTTGATATTGCTCTTTAAAGGCAGAATAGAAGAGGTCAGCATCATATTCATAGGAATATATAGGTCCTTTAGTTGAAGTCTCACTGGGGTCATTCTGAGGCTTCTCATTACTACTTCCATCCTCCACCTGCTCATTATTTTTACCACATTGGTAAAATTGCATTATTGCTTCAATTGCTTTAGCTTTATCATGTGGCACAATTGGGTAATAAAGACTTAGTGCCCCTTCTAGCTTTTGATAATCAGACAAAGATTTGTCTTGCATTAGTTGCTCAAACAAAATACCAATCCGGAAGTCAGTGTTAATTTCATATTCTTCCCCGTCTATAAAGACAGAAGTTGGTAATAAATCTATCAAGATATTCATTGTTATTTATTATTGTTTATTGTTTCCGGATTGGTTAGCTCTACGTCGTGCCCTATTCAAATACTTGTTTTCTTTTTCATCAGAGAATGATTTTACTTCAGCAAATATAAAACTTAATATGTCTAAGCAATCATAATAACTAACCTTTCTTTCTTTAAATATTCTATTACAAGCATTATCATCTCCAAGCAATGTATTAATTGCATCTACACAAAATTGGGTTGCATCTTTAATTGCTACTCTAAAGTCCTCACATTCCCTTAGTTCATCTGCTACTTTAATGGCCTCTTTTGCGAACATATCTATGTTTTCTAGTAAGTCACCATCAGCTACATCAAGTACAAATAATTCATCCTCTATCTCTAACTCTATTAAATTACTTTTAAGCCTGAATACACTTCTTTCACTCATGAGCTTTTAGCCTCCTATTGTTTATAATTTTATGCTTTAACAAAGGGGAAATTAATCCCCTAGTCATTTTCTCCATTCTCCCCATTCTCTCCATTGTCTCCATTGTCGTCTCCCTCTACCGCTTCTGGCACTAAAGTACATGTTTCCCATCCATCTGTAGAGGTTGCTGTGCCTAATTCCTTCTCACCCTTAGCTTTGAATGTACCTGAATAAGAATATGCATCTAAATTATCCCCTTCAGTTCCTGGTACAACTACAAAATCTCTTTTAACAGCTGCATACTCTGTTGGAGTTTCTTCATTAACTGGTTTAGTAAAATCTACTACTAAAATTGATACAACTGCATCATCACCAAGTAGCTCATCATCTATGATAACAACTAGCTTTTCATGTACTTCATTACCTTGAAATTGGTCAAAGGTAAAATCCATACTTGTGCTTATTCCAACTACATCAGTTATCTCTGAGCTTTGGTCCACATATCGCCTTGTATATTCCCTTGGATTTTTATTGGTAGTTAATGCTGTAAATCCTTTCATTCTACCAAATGTTTCTGAGTCTAATCCAAGAAAAGCTACTTTCTTATCTCTACTTGTAAACATTATACATTCCTCCTTTATCTTGGTTCAAAATATACCAACCTACATTGTATTTGATACCTAGCACTATTCTCACTTTCATTGAATAGATACCCTGATGACATTGCCTCAATCTTAATACTTACTCTACCATCACTTAATTCAGGTAACAATTGATGCATTGTGTTGTAGTTTAGCCACTTGTCAAGCTTTTCATAGAATCCGCTACTTTCAATGTTTTGAGCTACATCATCACCATAGAAGTCTCTACTACCAAAAACAAATACAAATTGCTTAATTTTACTCCCATCTGTATATTCTTTCACTATTGGGTCTACAGGTGTGTTATCTAAAGTATATTCTGTAGGATTAACTCCCAAGTAATTAACATTTAATTTCTTTAGTTCATCCAATAAAGGACACTTATCAAAGTACTCTTTCAAACTCTGTATTATCATTTGCCCCCACTCCTCGCACCTGCTATTTGGGATGCTCCTTTTAAGATACTATCTTTATGGTCTATCTTCATTCTTTCAAACCATTTGCCGCCCCTCATTGGTGCTCCTTGGTAATTAAACTGTGGATTGTAATATAACTTCCTAGCATATGGTGTTCTATAAATAACCTTACCTTCCCCTATAGTAGTGTTCCTAATACCGCTGCTTTTTAATGTTCCAGTGTCCATAGGTACATAGGGGTCTGTTACTCTTAGTACTTCACTATCTATAAACTTTTGAACCTTCCCACCAGTCTCCAATCCTCTTTTCTTAATTGAGTTCCTTATGTCATGTATTATTAACTTTCCACTCATGTCCATATTACTTAGCACCTACTTCCCAATGCCTCATATCAGGACTTCCAAAGTTCCTACAATCCACATTAGTAATGGTATATGCTTGGTGTATTTTATCAAGGTCTGTAGACTTAGTTATTTCATCCTCCACTATACCTTGAACTATTCTATCACCAGGTTGAATTGTAAACCAATCAGCTACTTCTTCATTGCTTAATTCCATAAACTTTTTTGGACTAGCAAACTTTTTATTAGTACTTACATGAAATGGCACATAAATGATTATGCTATCATTTGGATTTAATCCTTTTTTTGCTAAACTTACCCCAATAGAACCTTCCCAAAATACACCACTTAATACTGTTCTTCTCCAAGTTGTTTCTTTGTTTACTTTGTCATAGTATTTATTGTAAATTGTCATGTCTGAATTAGTATTCATATACATCACCTGGACCTTGGATTGGCTTTTTACTTTTGCCTCTGTACATTAATCCTGTATGCCCTAAATGTAGTTTGATTATTTTCTGGTAACTAGCCATCTCTGACATTGGATTATCTTTGAAGGTCCTTGAGAAGCTTCCAACTGTTTCTGATTTGATTTCCCTGCCATCATTTGCAGAATAATCAATCATTTTGTCTATGAGCTCACAAAGAGCCATTTTAACCTCTTCAGTTACCTCCTCAATTCTATCAAATGTATAGTAGTTTAATACTGTCCTTGCTTGCATTTCAAACCTTTTAAAATTTTCTTCAGTAGCTTTCTCTCCACCATAGTCAGTTTTATAATAATCATAGTCTACAAACATGACTATTCACCTACAATTTCTTTTAGTTCCTCAATCAACTCTTTCTTCTTTTTGTTCCTAACATCTATGTTGTATTCTTTTGCCAGTTCCCTTAATTCTTTGTTTGACAACTCTTCTATTACAATTTTACTATCATCCACAATTTCAGCTTTCTTTGTTTCCTCAACATCCACTTCTGAGGCTTTTCTTTCATCTACAGTCACTTCAACCTTTTCTACATAAGGTTTATATCCTTTAGATTTGTAAAGTGCATTATAAGCCTTTTTTGTTGCTTTGATGATTTGCCCATTTCTAATATATTTATTAAACATTCATCTTAACCTCCTTTGCCATTATGAGAAAAGCAAGGGGAAATTAATCCCCTAGTCATTTTCTCCATTTTCTCCATTTTCTCCATTTTCTCCATTTTCTCCATTATCATCATCTTCTACCACTTCTGGCACTAATGCTGCAAATGCATCTTCTTTAAGAGTCATAAACCCAATCTCCATTATAGCTCTTAATGCAAACATATCTCTCTCAAACAAGTTAATTGGGTTACCGTCTCCATCTTGGATAGTTGTTAGTGTTGCATCAGTAGATATTGTGTACTCAATTCCACCCAATATACCATATCTTGCATAGTCCCAATCTCCAACTATCATATGAGCTTTGTCATAGTCCCAAGATTTACCATCAACATATCCAATTGGAAGACCTAAAGCTAATGCAGTTTCCCCTTGTCTAGCGTCATTAAATATTGGTAAGTTCCTATCGTCCACAGCTCCCCTTAAATCTTTCCTGAATTTCTTAGTAGTAGTAAATCCATTAGGGTCATTGTCTCCATCTTCTACCAATGCCATTACATCATTAAGGTCTAGGTACAAGTTAGCATTAGTCCCTTTTGTTATTACGTTACCTGACTTAACAATGTTTTCCCATATTGTTGCATTCTCAGCATATGGTGAATTGTTGCCAAATAAAGCTGCTTGGTCAAAAGTAGTATAAAATGCTTCTGCTATTGCTGGTTGCATTTGTGTAAAGAAGTCAGTTACTGAATAAGTTAAAAACTCTCTAGATACTGGTAATATAACTGCTAACTTCTTAGCTTCCATTTCTGCTGTTAACCATGTTGCTTTGGAAGTTTGTATTCTTTCAGTTTCTGATACCCAGTAAGCTCCAGGTCCTTCTGCTAAATACGTAAACTTCTTCTTTAACTTAGTCATTGGTTCAGGTTTTGCTAATTGTGTAACAGCAGAATTTGTTACAAACTCTGTCAATATTAATGTACCTTGGTCTGCTGGTATTTCTCCGGTTGGTGCGTCTTGTATTAATACATTATCTGGGTTAAATGCCATTATAAAATTCCTCCCTTTTATTTTTTTCTTATGCTTGCTTTATTCATAATGTCCATTAAGTTTACCTTCTTACCATCGTCCTTACTACTGTTGCCACTTATTCCACCTAGGAAGTTTGGTTTAGTATCTCCACTATTTCCCTCAGTGTCTTCTAAATCAAACAAATAATCATTATCTTTTTGAATAGCTTCTAATTGTTCTTTAAGACCTACTAACTTTCCATCTTTTAGCTTAATAGTTTCAAAATCAAGTAATGCGGCTACTGCTTTTGCATTCTTAGCTTTTGCATCAGTTAATGCTTTTTCTAATGCATGGTCAAATTGGATTTTCTCCATATCTGCCTTAGCTTTCTTTTCAGCTTCCTCAAACTTCTTTTTGTAATCATCTGCTGCTTTCTGTATTTCTTCAATGTTTAGTTTCTTAAATCCTTCAATTTCATCATTAGCTAAACTTAATTGTTCTCTTAAAGTGTTGTTCTCTGTTTCTTTTACTGCTAAATCATCTTTATACTTCTCAATACTTTTACCATGTTCTGCCATTATTTTATCTATGGCTTCTTTTTCTAAACCTAGGTCTTCTAAAAACTTTCTTTTCATCTTTTATATTCCCTCCTATAATCATCTACGCTTTTTTACGTTGGTTGCTTCAACTTGACTGCTAGTGTATCGTCATAGCCTACGTACTTTACTTCCTTTTTGTATATTAACAAAATATTGTTTGTCTTTCTTCTTATCTTCTAGTGCTCTATACAAATCTGTAACATAATCATAATATTTATATGACTCATCACATACCCTAATATAACATCCTAGTACCCATAAATTCCTGCTCTTAACTCTTTTGTTATTAATTATGGTGGTCTTAATCTTTTTAGCCTTACTGAGGCTTCTAATATGCCCATGGCTTAACTTATCAGCTTTATCCTTAGTATACCCCAAACTTAGTAACTTATCTCTTTTAGCATCATTTGCAATGACATAATCATTAGTTCTTTTATTATAGAATATCCTTATGTCTTTACTCTTAATTTCCATCCACCACCTTTTACTGGTAGATATGCTATTTGTATATAAACATTCTTTCTCTCTTAGGTCTTGTGCCTGCTACCATTACTAAAACTGTTATGCTCATTTTTTAATTTTTCCAGTTTTAATTGAAGAGTCTTCCTCACGTTATCTGGACAACCTTCTTTAATAGTCCAATTAAATGCATCTTTGTTAATCCATTTATTTTCCTCTTCAGTGAAAAATATTGTCATTATAACCACCTCTTCAACAGTTCACCAAATGCTTTAGCAAATGGGGTATTTGAACCACTTTCATATTCTGCAAATGCTTCTGCAAATAACTCACTACTATTTGTAGTGGCATAGCTCGACATCCCTTCTTTGCCATACAATGTTTTTATAATATCTCTATCAAACGCAACCGAAGTATGAACGTCTAAATCCTTAAAATTATCTTTGCGATAAAACCTATCACTTATAGCATTTTTTAAAAGATGTCCAAATTCATGCCTATATAGATTATTTATAGTACCATCACCCATAATCATATCACCGGCTGTTTTAGTGCCATCAGACATTAATTCAGCACCCGATGTCATGCTCTCTAACATCATTTTTTGTACAAGCTCATAATTTGTGAAGCTGTCCCCAAAGTCAAAGCCACTGCTTGCATCAGCTAAAAAGTGACCGCCATTCTCCCTACTTACATATCGCAAATGGTACTTAAGGTCATAATGTTTCTCGTATCTTGCTTTTACCATTGGGTATTTTTCCATCAATTCATCAGTTATTTTTATATAGTCATCAAAAGCTCTTGCATCCATATGTTTCAAACTTTCTGTATCTACAATATAACCTCTTTCCTTTGCCCATTTTTCAACATCATCTACAGTCTTATATTGTCTAGGTTTTTCTAGGTTCGCTTTAATCACTTTATCTATTTCTTGTCTATATTTATCTCTTTCTTCTCGATACTTCAATCGTGCTTTAGTCAAACCTTCGTAATCATCTCCAAAATCACTAGCTTTTGGTCTAATAGGTTTAGTTAATCCTTTTACATTTGGAGTTGTAACTTTCTTTGGCACAATTTTAGTTTTATTGCTTTCTTTATAAGTGTACATTCTCTCTCTTTTTGGCCTTATACCTGCTGCATTACTAAAATTATTATATTCATTGTTCAATCTTCTCAATCTAACTTTTTCTGCTATTAATTCATCTTCCAAACCAGCTCCTTCATAGCCTGCTATTTTTCTTTTACTATTTCTGATTTGTCTTTCTATTTGTCTTTGTCTTTGTGTTGCTTCATAATAAGTATATGTCTTACCATCATATTCTATATCAGGTGGGTCAAAGTTTCTTAGCTCATCATCTGTATAATTTCTTTTTGATACACCCTCAAAGAATGGAAACCAATCATGTCTACAATTTGCTCCTTGAAAACCTGTTACCTCTCCATATCCTATGTCATCAAGACTAAGATAATTAGGATTGCCACTTCTACTTACTATTTTACCTTGCCATTCTGCATGTTCTGGCCTTGCTCCCCAATGAGCTGTTATTTCCATTAAATCTTGGTCCATCATATCTGCATTAGCTATACTCATGTGACCTGTTATTTGTCTCAACCCTGTTAGTACTGCAGTCCTTGTTGCTGACTCAATTTGCCTAGTAGTTCCACTTTTGTACTCTATAACTCTTATGCCACTATTACCTAATGTTATAACTGCATTTTTAATTGCTGTGTTGTGGTCAATTACACCTGCTCCAACTTGAAGTACTGCACTATTCAAAGTATCCCTATAGAAATCTGTTAGCTTTACTGGTCCATGTGAAGTTACTATCCCAATTGTCTTTGTAAAGTTTTTAAATGTATCTTTGGTTTGTTTTGCCGTAGCCTTTATAAAGCTTTGTAGAGGCTTATTGTCAGACAACGTTGGTAGATATTTGCCACCATCCCTATAAATCCTCTGGTCATTCTTGTACGACTCCCTAGATGCATCCAATAGTATCTTTTCTAGTTCTTCAGAAGCTATTCCCATTTCTTTTGCTATATTTGCCTCTATATCTTTTATACTGTACCCCATTCTATATAGCATTTCTATTTGATAATCTGCAGTTGCAGTTAATTCCATATTCTTAGCTATTCTTCTACTTATATCTTTTATTGTTTTTAACTCCATCTCTTCTACTAATTTGACTACATTGTCTGGGGCATTCTTTAGATATTCTGGTGTTAGCATTTAATCACCTACTCAAATTCGTCTTCTTCTAAATCCTCTTCCATTACTTTAGGTAGTTTCTTTCTAGCTTCCTCTTCAGATATACCATCCCTCCATGCTATATAATCTTCAGGTGTTCTTAATCCTGCAGCAACTTCTTGCATTCTTAGCATTTGTTCAGCTTTGGTATCTACTACTAAGCTATCATCAAACTTAAAGCTTATTTCTGGGTCCTTAACATTGTCATCTATATATAGTTTATATAAAACTACCATAGCATCTACCAATTCCCTTAATGACTCTTCTAGGGCCTTTTGAATATCCACTACTGTACTATAGCTTCTTTGTTTACTGGCTTTTATTTCCTCAGCAGTTTTGGTTGTATATTGGACATCGGATAAAGTACCATAAGCTAAACCACAGACAAACTCAATTCTTTGCAACATTTTGTTTAATCCATTGAATAAACTTTCATCTCTAATAGCTGGACTAAATACTTCGTATAATTGTTTACCATCTGCTGGCTCAATATCTAAACCCCTAAATAATCTTTCTTTTCCTTTAGGTAAATCTCCTGCATTACTTAAAGCTGTTATATCTGCATCTATTGCTAATTCAGAACCTTCATATTCCCATAGTATTCTACTATATTGTTCATCAGCATCTTGTATTAAACTTGTAGCTTTACTATAGCAACTAATACCTAATGGGGAAGACAAATCTAAGTTGTTAGCTTGGGGGTTCCTAAAGTAACCAAATAACGGTGCATCTACATTTTTTAGTATTACACTCTCCTCTATTTCTTTCCATTTATCTACATTACTTAATTCTATTTGCTTACCTAATGATTTGGGAAACTTTGTTTCAAATGCTGCATTATTTACTATATAATGTTCTCCCCGACAATCATGCTCTTCCAACCTTCTATATATTGTGTTTCCTTCAGTCAATTCTTCTATAAATACTATATGAGTTATTAATCCTGTATTGTCATGGCTTAGTATTAAGTACAAATCAGGAGTTGCATAATCTACTTTTATACTGCCATTTCTAAAATATGGTTTTAATATTGTACCCCCTAAAGCTAGTCCATATTCTACAAACCTTCTAGCATCCCCTACAACCTTTTGATAATCTTCATTAAGGTTTATATGGTTACTTATCTCAGACTCCATCTCAAGCGTTGCAAGCCTAGACAACTCACTTGCTATAGAAGCAGGCAATCCCATACTAACTACAGTTGAACCATTTACCCATGGACTCTCATCCCTATACATATCTAACCATAGTTTATAATTGTTTGCTCCTGTTGAGAACTGCTCATTTCCTAATAGTCTGTCCTCAACTAATCTAATAATCTTTTTATCCAAATATTATCACCTGCCTTTAGTTCTTTTAAAGTACCTTCTCATTACTGTGTATCCAAAGTATCTTAGCATATCCATACAGTGGTCATTCTCTTGGAGGGGTTTATCTTCCCCACGTTCTGCTGCTTTCTCATCCCATATATATGATTGAAATTCTTTAATAGTGTTAGTACAGCAATCATTTATGAAATACCTTTCTTTACTCAATACACTACTGAAATATCTTATTCCGTCTATAACTCTATTGCTTGCATTCCTTACTAACAATCCCCTTTGTCTAAGTTCTGCTTTAAAGGATGCTGCACTAGGGTCAATTATTATTGAGGTCACTTTAAATCCTTTTATAAAGTCTTCCAAGTCATCAGCATATTGTTTATCAGTCTTTTGTTTAGTATCCCTACCTGAGTGGTAGTATTCCTTTACCAGATACCAATTTCCTTGATACAAACCATGTAATCCAAACACAGTTGCATTTTGAGTACCATAGTCAATACTAACATAATATTGTTCATAGTTTCTATCTTCAGTTTTAACTACATGCTTCTCAGGGTCGAACATCTCATATATTATACCTTCAGCTACTACCCATAATCCTAATATATATCTTTGATAGAATACACCACTAAACATTCTTTCATAGAATTCAATTCTTTTCTTACTCAAGCTTG